TGATCGCATATGACGCCCTCTATATATCCCGACTTTGCAAGCATGATTAATATCTTCTCACATCGCGGGTAAGAGATGTTAAGCCTCGTGTGAGAGATCTGCTTTATATCAAACTCATCATAGTCCATGGCCTGCTCCAGGGCTTTTAAAATTTTGTAAATCACTGTAAAATTGTCCATTTTCACGCCTCCGAGCTATTTTTTTACTTTTCCAATATCATCAATGGTCACATCAATGGTATCCCAATCAGCAGGTGAATCACCCACATCTGCAAGAAAATGCGTATCGTCCAATACTTCTACTATTGCAGCCTCTCGACCGTCTTTCAAAATAACTGTATCATATTGTTTTATAAGCATTTATTTCGTCTCCTTAATATACGCACTCGTTAAATTTATTGTACCATCTGTTTTTCTTAACCATGCTACAATTACATTGGCAGGGGTTCCCTTCTCGCCATAAATAATCATTTTCTGAACATATCTGTCACCGTATCCATTATTGTCAACATACTGTGCTGAATATTTTTTGGCTCCCTGCTTTAATTCGTCACGTAATTTTTGCCAATTATCTATACTGTATCCCAAACGGTCTGCAAATGCCTTTCCTTTCGGATATCCCTTCACGCTGTTTTCATCAAAAAGGTATTTGGTAAACTTAGGTTCTGGCAAAATAGCATTTTCCGCATTCGGCAGTTTCAGCTCTGGATGCTGCAGCAAATCATTCCTTCTCTGATAATCAAGCTTCACAAACTTCCATTTCTCAGGCTCATTATACTTCAAATTATGGAAATCCGCAAAACTTTTCGGCATATCTTTTCCAATCAGTTTTTTATACTCTTCAAACTGTTTCCGATCCTCTGAGGCATTCCTGGATGCTTTCACCTTTGCTTCGGCTTCCGGATTCCCCTCAACATATTTCCCGTACCACTCCCCGTACGTCATCGACCCCGGCACAAGATACGTATGCCCGGTCACCGGATCACGGGCACGCCGCTTCATTCCCGCCAGCACCTCGGCCGAAATGTATGCAATCGTTGTGCATCGGCACCACGGGTGCATCGGCGGGCAGTTCTTGCCCGGTTCCTGATCGGCGACTGCGAATGTCTTCCCGTCGAGCGGAATGCAGCACTTGTCGCAGGTTCGCAGATCGAGCGTCGCAAGGTAGATGTATCTGTCTACCCCACATTCCTGATAGGACTGCATCTCCATCTGATTCGTCAGGTAGCTGCTCTCTGTCCGCACGAGCCTGCGGGAGCGAAACGCGCCTTGCGCGTACTTCTTCGAAATCTCAAGCGACATTTCTCGTTCGGTTTTTCCGGTCAGCAGGCCGAGAAGCATTTCTTCTTTCAGATCCTGCGCGAGTCCCTGTGTATTCTTCCAGATGCGGGCGGAATAATTCTTTCCTGACCATTTTGTGTTGATCACGCGATCGATCTGCTTCTGATCAATGTGAGAAAACGAAAATCCTATACCTGCCCGTTGCTGGATATCAAACACAGATTTGTAATATGCTTCGCGCGCAAGGTCAATGTAATGCTGCTCCTGCAGCTGCTTCTCCTGCCGGTATACCTGCTGCATCACAAGATCGATCTGGCTTTGAAGCTGTTCGAACCGTTCAATCCGTGCCCGGTACGCCTGTGATTCAAGGACGCGTAAGATGTCTGCTTTTTCAGCCGGAATCACGCCGCCCTGAAGCTTTTCAAGCAGCTCCTGAATGGATGCCGGATCCTGCAGCGTGTTCAGGAGCTGCCGTGCTTCTTCTTCCGTCAGGTTGTGACGGCTCATGTATTTTTCAAATACCTCCTGCGCCTCGCCGCTCAGGTACTGAGACACACGGTAATAGATCTCTGCGATCAGCTGTCCTGTCTCTTCTGCGCTCTGCATGTATTCAAACATCCGCTGCGCCGCCCGGCGCTTCCAGTACGCTTCACTGCTCATCTACATCATCTTTCTTCTCCGGCGGTACATCATCAGGCGGCTCATTCGTATGGCTGCCGAACAGCTCCGCCTGCTGTTTCAGCGCTTCCTGCTCCTCCTGCTCCACTGCGGCAAGTTCTCCCTCCACATCTTCCACAAACGGAATCTGTGACAGAAGCGTCTTTTTACTGACCTTCCCCCAAAGATTTGCCACAATTTGTGAAATCTCCAGCAAGTTTTTTGGAAGCGCCCTCGTGAATATCATTGTAATTCCTGACGGATTTACGCTTTTGCTGCGAATTGCAAGGTAATTGCAGAAGATTCGAAGGCGCTTCCGCAGCCCTTTGCGATAGTATCTTGTCTTTATCTTTGTAATGTTTTCCAAGCCCAGAAGCTTAAACTCCATGGCTACGCCTGACACGTTTCCTCCGAAGCTTTCATCAGACATACATGGGACATGGGAAAATTTATGGATATCCTGCTCAACGGCTTTTTTCAGAATCTCAACACCCGATTCATCAAAAGTCCTGGTCAAATATTCAGCCTTGGCTGTATCAGGCATTTCAAGCACTTTATACTTTTTCAACCGCTCTTTTACTTTTTTGATGTTCTGGTCTTCTTCTGCTCCTGGATCATCCTCGTCAGAGAGAAGTGTTCCATAAATAGCCAAAATTGCATCAATAAACTGTTCCTTGTCTGTGATCCGGTCACTCATCAGTGCGTTATATGCGTCGATTAAAGGAATCTGCAGTTCAAAATCGCCAATCGCAAGCTTATTATTCAAATACTCGACAACAGGGATTTCTCCAAGATAATGAGGAACTGGCAATTCGGTTGTCAACTGCGGGGAATCATTATTTTGGATGTCCAGCTCATACTTATAATTCCGTGTCAGTACGGTTGCAATATAATGCTCTGGTTCAGTATCCGAATCATCTTTTCGAACATAATAATAGACAGCAAAGAGCTCGTTTTCCTCTATGCTGTCATCTTTTACCATGAATGTACTTTCCGGAGATAAGTTTTTAATCAACAGATTCGTTTCATTCTCCTTCATGTACACATATTCGTAAGTTACGCCGTAAATTGAAAGATCCAGACCGTTATCACCATCTGTTTCATCTGCACCGGCATCTTCCAAGGCATCGGTCAGTGGTTTGATATCCTGATGATCAGACTTATATGTTATGGGATTTCCGATGAAATAAGATGAGGCAGTGTCCGAAATATCCTTTGCATGATTACATACAAGCTTGTTCTCACGCTTTGCGTCCTCTAGGATCTTATGCTTCCCCTGGTAATACGCCATATTTCTTTTTAAATCGCCAACCATGCTGATATGTTTGCTGATCAGCTGACGTATGATTCTTTTATCCGGTACCCGCTCATCAAATTTTTCTCTCGGAATTGTAAAAAATATATACATTGTCCTCACCTGCTTATTTCTCGAAATCTTGCTACTTTGCTGCCAAGCACAGTACTTACAAAGTAACGTACAGCGTCACAACTGTGATCGTGTTGCTTAACCGGCTTATCCTCCCCATGTTCAAGGGCTTTTTCATCCCAGATATAAGAAGCAAATTCCTTGATTGTTTCCGTGCAAGAGCTGGCAAATTTCAGAAAGCCTAAATTCAGCAGCATCCCGACCAGACGGATTCCATCCAGCACATCATTATTGGCTTTCAAAACCTTATATCCGCGTTTGCGAAGCTCGGCAATGAAGGAAGCCGCCGATGGATCCACAATAATCGCTCTGATCTTGGTTCCATCCAGCCACTCTTTCAGGTCGTCTGCATATTCTGAGTCTGTTTTCTGTCTGCCCTTGTCTCTGCCCGAATAGTAATATTCCCGGATGCAGTACCACACTCCATCCGTCCCCTTGTTCCAAAGTAAGAAGACGGTTGCATTCTGCGTACCATAGTCACAGGAAACATATCTGTTGCCGTTGATCAGAATCTGAAAAAAATCCTTGATATCCCGAACGTGTCTGGCTTCGTCAAACATGTCATAAATGACGCCCTCTGCTGCCGCCCATAATCCCAGGATGTAACGTTTGAAGAAAACGCCAATATACATGCTGCGGTATCTGGCTTTGATTTTCTCATCCAGAGACAGGTTATCATCCATCGTAAAATGCAGATACAGAATGTTCTTTTCTGTGCATTTATCAATCCAGTTGACCTTGAACCAGTGATACGGTCCGTCCGGATTACAGTTAAACCAGAACTTGGAACCTTTTACAGAGCATCGGCCAGTAGCCTGATTCACGAAGGATTCCGGCATCAAAGCAACTTCATCAAAGAACACACCAGATAATGTCAGGCCCTGAATCAGATCCTGCGAGCGTTCATCTTTGCCGCCGAAAATATAAAAATTATTCTCCCTGCTCCCCTTGCTGATAATCACAAGGTTGTCTGAGCGGTGGTCTGTCACTTTGTAGCCGCGGGACTGGAGCATCAGTTTCAGCCAAAACAAAACATTTCTTCGGAAAGAGCCGATTGTTTTGCCGCACATAGCAAAATTCTGACCGTCAAAATTTGTCATTGCCCACAGTGCAAATGAAAGCGACATGCTGAGAGTCTTTCCGGATCGTATCGCGCCATCTGCAATAATTCCGTCACAGTCCCGTACCGGCGAGTCTTCTGTCCACCAGTTTAGAACTTTTCGCTGTTTCTGTGAAAATGCCTGAAATTTAAATACCTGTCTCGTTCTCTTCCTCGCCATTTGCCCAATCCTCTGCGGCTGTGCCTTTCAGTGCTTCCAGGAATCCATCGTCTGCAATTTCATCACCTTCATCAGTCTGTGCTTTCGCTTTTGCCAGTTCTGTCTGTGCCCGGATCTGTTCAATCCGCGCCCGCTGCTCCTCTGTTCCCATGTTCATATGCCCAGACAACCATTCCAACGCCTTCATCCGGTCTGAGAGTTTGATGCTTGCGCCGTCTTTTCCCTGCTTTACCTCGGAAATAATTGTTCCATCCACATCCGAAGAATCCCTAAAATGCACTTTGTTGATAACCTTTGTAAGCATTTTTTCTTCTCCAGTTTCCGGATCCTTCGTTTTAACCGGTCC